CAAAAATCGGGGACAGCTCTTTCACCTGCTCGATGATCTTGCTGGCGATTGTCTTGGGGATAACCGCTCCGTTTGCCCCGAAGGTTAATGCTTTTTCGGTCCCTCGGCAGAAAGCAACGAAGGCTTTTTCCTCTTTGTTTTCCTCTTCGGGCTTATCCATGTCTTTTGTTTCAACTTCGCCCTGTTCGGCCTTGAAGAGTTTTTCTTCGACCTCGTACTGTTTCTGAAGGTCATCAAGTTCCGTCAGGGCGGAGGCCGCTTTCTCGGTATCTCCGGAATCCTGAAAGGTTCTGGCTTCCTTTCTCTTTGCTTCCATTGCGGCTAACAGTTCTCTCATTTTTTTATTCATGTTCAATTCCTTTCTTTGTTTCAACAAATAAAAAAGACTCAACCAGCTTGATCTTCAGCTCATTCGAGTCTGCTATTGATTTGGTTTCTTCTTCCGGCGTGGGTTCCGCCTCGGGTTCTTCGCCCCCGTAAGACTTGGTGACTCCGGCATTCGGTTGGGCGGGTACGGCTACAAAGCTTACTTCGTAGGCATCCTTTGGGTCCATCAGTTTAAAATAACAGGTTTTCCCGTCATACTCCCGAGATGGCCAGTGCTTACACAGCGTTTCTCTTTGGTTGGCCCCGCATATGGAACAGACGACCGTACCGATAGCACAGCCCACACTGACCTCTTTCTTGATACCTGCCGAAATCTCGGTGATCAAATCCTTGTTGGATTCGGTCCGGACCATGTAGGCATGAGCAACCAGCTGGGCATACGTTTCACCGTTTTTCGTTTCGCCCTGACTATCAACGACTTCCGTCGCGTAAATCCGGGCGCATTGGTTCTCGGTGAGGTTGCGGTGGTTCGAGATAATCGTTTTCCCAACATAGAGCGGTGCCAACTTTTCAAGGGTTGCCTTGGGGAATACTTCGTAATCCCGGTCTACTTCGTTGTCGCAGATGGCAATCTTGAAAACGAATACTTCTTCGGCCGTCAGCTCCTTGATGGAATAATTGTTGATCAGGGCGAGTTCAGCCTCGGTCACTTCAAGCCCATCGACTTTACCGGCTTTTTTAATTAAATCCTTCACTCAGTTCCTCCTTTCTCGAATTGTTTGCCGGCCATCTTAACCGGCATCATGTTGCCATTGCAGACTAATTCATCACATCCCTTTGCCGGGTAGTCCAGCAGGGCGCGGCCTTCGTCTGGGGTGTAGACCCCGTTCGTTACTGCGCTAACTATTGTTTCAATTTGCGTCTTGAGGTCTGCCCGAAGGATGACCGACACATTGAATTTGAAGTAGTATCTTTGCTGCAACTCACCCTCGGATAAAAGCTTGGATGATAGCTCTTCCTCATACTGCTTCAAGATATAGAGCAAGGTGTCCACGTAAAAAGCGAGCTGCTGCTGTTCTGCTGCGGCATAGCTGGCTTTCTCGTAGTCGTTTATCTGATTCGGCTTGATCCCGAAGGCCGCCGCTATCTGCAAGGCAGAGTATTTTTTCAGTTCCATGAACTGGTTATCTGCCAATTTGATATTGAGTGGCTGTAGGGTCGCGCCAAGTGGAATGGGGATAATGGATTTCACTTTGTCATCTTTGCCGGTGGCGAAGTCCTCAATACCTTTCACGAATTTCGTTGTCAGCTCATCGTTGAGGGACCCGGTGTACTGCAAGACCGCCTTGGCCGTGAAGCCGTTCTCGTAAAGCTTGTTGAGCATATCCTGGGCCGTCAGGTTGCCGGTGATGGTGGTTTCCAGGATATTCCGGACCGAAAGACCTTTAATCCCGTCGAAGCTAGCCGAGGTCTTAAAATGCAGGATGCTTTCGTGATGGATTTTGTACTGCTCTCCGCTTTTATGATTCGTGTAAACATACCAGATAGAATTAGGGCTTCCCCAGATTCCCTTGTCATCAATCCAAACCTGGACGGCATCGGTAGGCAGAATCCATAGCGAGGTGTTCGACCCGGCTCCCCGGATCCACACGTAGGCGTTGCCATAATGATTCCGGTTATATTCCACGGTTGACCAGAAGTGGGTGGCTGTCATGTACGGGTTCGGCCTCAATGCCAACACATTATAGAGCGGATGGTCATAGGCCTTTATCACCCCGCCGTCCTTCGTGACCTGTTGAAGTTTGAGGGGCAATTTACCTAGCGATTCCGATAGCACTTTCAGGCAGGCGAAGTAGGTCGCCTCGCTCATCGCGCTTCCGGACACGCCGGACAACCCAAGCAAATTTATCAGGGCGGATTCAGGGTCAACCGATATGATTTCGCCTTTTGTTATTCGTCTTAAAAACTTTGTGAATTTATTCGTTTCGTTCACCTCCTTTCAAGGTTGAGGCATTATCGCATACCCCTGCGAGACTCGGATCACCATCCTCTCTAGGCCCAGCCCATACGCTTGAGATAGTTTTCCATTTCGCTCTTGATGTCGATCGCCTCCTTTCCCTTCATGCTGAGTACGTGGCTATCGATAGCGGCATCAACAGGGTCGATGCGCTTCGTCCTTGCGTGCGGCTCTTTGTCTACCTTGATTTCCCCGAAGCTGTTCGAGGTGGTCTTGGCGTTCACAAAGGACCAGATGAAAAGACCGTTCTTGCGGTCGTATTCGATATCACCGTTTCGGACGAGCAACTGCAAATCTACGGTGGCATCG